TGGCCGCAATCATAATTTATTTTTTAAGTAGTTTTATGAACTCTGCTCTTGGGGCAGATACAAATACAGTTTCATCAACAGTCGTCACAAATAATACACCACCAACAGCTAACGCACCATCGGTAGTAGTTAATAATTCTGATATATGCAAAACAGCAGTAGCTGGTGCAGTTCAAACCCAAATACTCGGTATTAGTTCTGGTGTTACAGTACGTGATGAAAACTGCGAACGTTTAAAACTCTCTCGATCGTTATACGCAATGGGCATGAAAGTTGCGGCAATCTCTACTTTGTGTGCAGATTACCGAGTCTTTGATGCAATGTGGAATGCTGGAACTTATTGCCCATATAATTCAGCCATTGGCATAGATGCAAAAAATGGTTGGCTACAAAACCAAGATGATGTGCCTAAAGGTAGTTTAGTTTTTAAGAGTATTGAAGAGAAAGAAAAATTATTAATTGAAGATGAAGGGAGTTCTAATGGTTGGAAAGTTTTTTTTACTATTGCTACTTTTATGTTGGTTCCCCTTTTATAGTCAAGCAGTAGATTGTAATACAGATACAGTAGGATTATGCACTCCTACTATTGAACAAATCATTGAAGAAAGTTCTATTGAAACAATAGAATACGAATCAACAGGCTACACTATCACTACTGAAACTACCACTACAACAACAACAACGACAGTATCAAATGAGGATTCAACAGATTTATTAGATGGCGATAATGATTATGTTGTAAGTTCTAAAGAGGGCGACATGGACATTGATTGGGGAGGACAGGGTCCTGCGACAATGCCAAGTGGCAGTTCTTGTGGTCAATTAGGAACTGATAAATGTGCCATGATTACAGGAAGTGGTAACTCTACATCAAACATGGGTGTAAGTGGCATGGGTACGACATTCGTCAATACTATTGATATTTCTGATTTGACTTTTGATAAAGGTGGGCGAACTAATTACACAATTAAAGTTGAAAAACAAGATGCACAAGATTCAATCTATATGCACATTACAGGAAAAAATGGACAAACAAATGTATTTAGTGGTACTGATATTTTAAGTGCAAGTGGCACTAACAGTGGATTTCAAAGCTACCAAGGTGGGTTTGATTTTGGGGGTAGTTTAACTACTATTATAGTCGAGGTGGGAGGGCGAGATATAAATTTAGCAGTTGGTCCTATGTTTGATGATGTAACGATCAACGTGTTATACAATATAGTCAGTACAATAGTTCAAGAAACTATTACAAGTGTAGAGCAATTTATTGCTTTGCAACCTGATGCTCCAGAGGAAGTAATAGATGTTGTTGAAGATATTTTTGAAACTAATATTCCTGTTGAAACTGATGTTGGTATGGAATTAGAACCGATTGAAGTTGAAGAAATAACTTATGAAAGTATTGAAATTGAGATAGCTGAAATAGAAATAGAAGAAATACAAGTTGCTAGTCTTGATGTATCAGATTCAGAAACTCTTGAAGTAAATATTGTAGATGTTGAGCAAGAAATAGAAATGGAGTTGGAACTTGAGGTAGATTCAGAAGTAGATAACCAAATGTCAACAGAAGAACCACAAGAAACAAACCAAGCAGAAAAAACAGAATCCTCACCTGATGCCTCAAATACCAACGAAGAAGAAAACGAGGAAGCATCAACAGAAACCAACGATAAATTAAACGAGGAAGAAATCGAATCAGATACCAAGTTAGCTGAAAAGCAGTCAGAAGAAAAGCAAGAAGAGCAATCAGAATCGAAAAACAAAAACGAACAATCCAAGACAGTATCGAAAAAAGAATCATCTAAAGAAAAAGCAGCAAAAAAAGTTATGAAAAAAATTAATGATAAGCAAAAATATGATTCTTCCTCTCAATTAAAAACACTTGTTGTTATGCAAGTTCTTGCAGATAGTAAGACATTTTTTGATAGTCAACAACAGTTAAATGATAGGTTAGATTTCTTTACAGATACAACTTTGCCAGATGCAGTAATTTCTGATAATGATATAGCAAGTTATTTTTTATTTGCTGGTAGTGATGGTTTGATGAATGAAATTATAGAAAGTCAGTATGAAAATTAGTGAAAATACATCAGTGAGTATGCCTATACGTAATATGCTAATGATCATAGCTGGTGTTGTAGCTGGGGTGTTTGCATATACAGAACTTACAGGCAGATTAACAAGTTTAGAAACATCAAGAGAATTGTTTCAAGCTGACCTACTAAAAAAATCAGAGCAGTTACCTACCGATCAAGAGCAGTACATGTTGATTGAGGATTTATATAAAACTGTAGAAAAGCTACAAGAAACTCAAGAACAAAATATGACAAACAAAGTCAATATAGAATTTACACAAACTCAACTTGAAAAAGCATTAGAAGATATTGAAAAATTAAAAGATAAGGTGCGAGAAAATGGAAAAATTAACTGAAGTCGTAATTGCTTTGCTAATGATAGTTCAAGGCGAAATCAAAGAACATAGAATACAAGAATCAATGAGTGATTGTTTAAAAGGTAAAAGAGTTGCTTCTCGTAATATAAGTAGCTCAGTTGAATATCAATGTATAAAATCAATGGCTGAAATAGAGGTAGATAAATTAGGCAGTAAACATATAAATAAATTAATATTAGATTAATGGCAAAAAAATTTAAAAATTATGAAGCACACGAACCTGTTCACCACAAAACAAGTATTGGTAGAAAACCAAGCAAAGCTAAAATGAACAAAGATACAAGACGTGGCTTTTCAAAAAAATACAGAGGACAAGGAAAATAATGGCTAAGCAACAAACAGAAATAGATATCGGTGGTATTAAATTTAAGGGAGGTAGGGTTTTTCTCATAATCACTATTTTAAGTTCTTTTATAGGTGTATTGTGGGGTGGGTTTGAGGCTTATCAAAGGTATCTTGATATGGAAGCAAAAATAAATTCTTTTGTTTCCCCAGATTTAAGTGGTTTTGATAAAAAATTAGAAGTCCTCGAAAGTGAATTTAATATGTTACAATCAGAAATAACAATAATTTTAGATGAAGTTGCCTTGGTAGCAGATGTTGCCAAAGAACTTAAAAACGACTTAAAAGCAGATGTTAGAAGAATTGAAACTATCGTAGAGGATGTTGAACAAAGAGTTAAAGAAGATAGCAGAGAAAACTCAAAAGATTTAAAAGAAGCTATTGATGAAATCAAAAACGATATGACAGAACTTGAAGATAAAGTAACT